GTATTGCTTGTGTAGTAATGACTGCCGAGCTAAACGGAAGACTGTATACAAAAAGCGGTATGAAAAGACACACGCCGAAGCAATAAGAGAGCAAAAAAGAAAACGCAACGAAAAGTATCGGGAGCGGCATAAAAAGAAATATCATTGCAAAACGTGCGGCACTGTACTGCCAAATGGCTGCCAGAAATACTGCCTTGACTGTCTGTTAAGAGCATATCAAAGCGAAGAACAGCGGTCATGGGCAAAAGATGTTCTGCATAGCCGAGGATACGATGAAACAATGATAGACAGCGAGATTGCAGAAAGGACAAGCAGATGAAGTTTAAAGTTAGCACAACAGTTACTTCCTATAAAGAGGTAATGGCAATTGTTCAGGCGCTTGCCGGCGTTGTAAACAATATCAATGTAACAGACTGTGAAGGCGAGGAGGACGAAGACGATGATGATTAGATATGACAAGCCGATTATCAAGACTGCCGCAGAAATGAAGCCCGGCGACATCTTCCGTACTGAGTACGGAGATTATGGCAACTGGTGTGAGTTCGTTTTTGAAAGCTGTAATGCACACCTTTTCGATGCGACAGAAACACACTTCCATAGGAAAGGACATACGCAAAGCGAAACGTGCTACAGTATGACAAACATACACAAAGTGGTCTATGAGGTTGTCGGTAGAGAATCAGTATAAAGGAAAAAGGCTGTCACAAGGACAGCCAAAGAAATAAATATAAAAGTGCTACTGTGATGAGTATATCACATTCGGAAAGGAATGTCAAGATATGGCGATGTCGTTGAAAACACGAGTGATGTTGAGAATAGGTGCTGTTGCAGACAGCGAGTTCTGGGCGGCGTTACCTAAGGCTCATGCAAAGCTCTTCCGCATTATAGAAAGAGAGGGAGATGCGGGCGGAGCAAGATTAACGATAGATTATGCTGTTATGCTGATTGCAGAACAGATAGTCATAGACAGAATGATGTCAGAAACTTTAGGAGGTGCTACACAAAATGGACGGTCAGATTATCACAATAAAGCAGTTGCCGATAATCGAAGAAAGATTACAGCTTATCAAAGCTGAGATCGACGCTAAGACACAGCACGTTTTAGCGCTTGACTGTAACGACGCTACAGTCAAGGCAATCAAAAGCCTCAGAGCAGACTTAAACAAGGATTTCGGCGATCTCGAGGAAAAGCGCAAAGAGGTCAAGCGTGCGGTTATGTCACCGTATGAAAGATTTGAGGAAGTGTATACCGAATGCGTAACCAACATATACAAGCAGACGGACGCAATCCTCAAGGGGCGTATAGCGATTGTTGAGAACGCAATCAAAGCTAACAAGGAAAAGGAAATCAGAGCATACTATGACGAGTATGCAGAAAGTCTGGGTATCGACTTTGTTCCCTACGAAAAAAACGGTATCACGGTAACGCTTTCAGCGAGTGCAAAAAAGCTCAAGGAACAGGCTGCCGCATATCTTGACAGAATAGCGGACGAGCTGAAGCTTATCGCCACTCAGCCTCAGGACTTACAGCCGGAAATCCTTGTTGAATACAAGCGGACAGTCAATGTTGCGTATTCCATTCAGACGGTGATTGAACGTAAAAAGGCTATCGAAGAAGAAGCAGAGAGAGCCAGACAGCAGGCGGAACAGCAGACAATCTATGAAGCGGCTGAGGCTCGTGTCGATGAGGCAGTTGAAAGTTACGGCGAAGAACAGCAGGAAGCGATTGCACCGCCTACTGTTGCCGAAGCACAGGAACAGCCTGCAAAGCTGTACCGTGTTGCATTCGCTGTTAATGGAACGCTTGAAGAAATAAAAGCGTTAAAGAATTTCTTGGTAAACGGAGGTTACAAGTATGAGCAGTTATAATGCACCGGTCGAGAAGAAGCCTAAATTTTCGGTGGCGATAAGCACACCAACGTATCAGAATCTGATACGCAACACGCTCGCCGATCCCGAAAGGGCAAAACGCTTTATTGCGTCAATCACATCTGCGGTAGCGGTCAATCCGCAGTTGCAGGAGTGCGAAACATCTACGATTGTAGCAGGCGCTCTCCTCGGCGAAAGCCTTAATCTTTCGCCGTCACCACAGCTTGGTCAGTTCTATTTAGTACCGTTCAAGCAGAAAGCAAAGTATGACCGTAATCGTAATCTGATTTCGCCCGAATGCGTCAACGCACAGTTTGTTCTTGGCTACAAAGGTTACATACAGCTTGCAGTGCGTAGCGGTATGTACCGCAAGATAATTGTCCACGAAATCAAGGACGGTGAACTGATACGCTGGGATCCGCTGATGGAAGAATTTGAAGCGAGCTTCATCGAAAACGAAGAAAAGCGTGATAAGACAGACACTATCGGATATTACGCAATGTTTGAGTACGTTGACGGATTCAGGAAAACGCTGTACTGGAGCAAGGATAAAATGCTTGTGTATGCAGACAAGTACAGCCCTGCATTTAGTAAAGATGCGTATGCAAAGCTGATAAACAACGAAATCCCGGCAAACGAGATGTGGAAATACTCGTCGTTCTGGTACAAAAGCTTTGATGATATGGCGAAAAAGACTATGATACGTCAGCTGATCAGCAAGTGGGGTGGAATGGCGGTAGAACCGCTGAGAGTAGCGCTTGAACACGATAACAACGTTCTTCAGCGTAGTTCTGACGGCTTTGAAAATATCGCAACCGAAGCGGACGTAATGCCCGCAGAACCGCACCTTGTAAGTAATAACGAAGTAACACAGCCCGAAGTTGCTGATGTTGTAGAGAATATAAACCTTGAAGACTTATGATTAAGTACGAGATAATCAATGCTGTGGTTATCGAGGATAACATTCTGATTGACTGCGGTGTAAGCTACAAGCTGATACGTCCGTATGCGGACAAGCTGAAGCTTGTATTGCTTACCCACATTCATTCAGATCATTTCAACAAATCTTCGATACGCAGTCTTGCGAGGGACAGACCGTTACTGCGTTTTGGCTGTTGCGGTTGGCTTGTTCCTGTGCTTTTAGATATGGGTATATCCAAACGCCGAATAGACGTTTATGAATACGGAAAAATGTACGGTTACGGGATATGTAATTTAATCCCCGTACCGCTAAAGCACAACGTACCAAACTGCGGCTATAAGCTACATTTTGCCGACAAGGGTAAGATGATATATGCCACCGACACAAACAACCTTAACGGCGTTACAGCCCGCAATTACGACCTGTATATGATAGAGGCTAATCACACAGAAGCCGACATCAAGGAACGCATCGCAAAAAAGAAAATTGCATGCGAATACGCCTACGAAATTCAGGCAGAGAAAAATCATCTGTCTAAAGAAAAATGCGATGACTTTATTTATAGAAACATAGGTCCTAACGGCGTATATGTGTATATGCACACTCACAAGGAGCGTGATACAGCAGATGATAACGACCGGAAAGATACTTAAATTTGACAAGCACGGCAATAAGCTGTTGCTGGAACTTCCCGAAAACGTTGAACGGGAATTGATACAAAAGCATATCGGCAGTGTAGAACTGCGACTGAATGACGGTCGCAGGATCTCCGCCGACCAAAGAAGAAAGATATTCGCTATCGTTCGTGACATTGCATTGTGGAGCGGGCATGAGCCTGAATTTATTAGGGCATACATGACGTGGGACTACATCAAGCGTCACGACGGCGAATGGTTTTCGCTGTCCGATGTCGATATGACAACGGCAAAGGACTTTATAACACACCTGATAGAGTTCTGCTTTCATTGGGACGTGCCAACAAAAGACACGTTACTGCACGAAACAGATGATATAGGTAAATATCTGTATATGTGCCTTGAACATCGCAAATGTGCTATATGCAACGCACGAGCGGAAGTACACCATGTAGACCGCATAGGCATAGGCGGAGATCGTGAGGAAACAGTCCACATAGGAATGAGAGCAATCGCTCTATGTCATGAACATCACATGGAGGCGCATATCAGAGAAAAAGAGCTGTTTGAAGAAAACTACATCTACGGTATAAAGCTTGATGAATACTTATGTAAAAAGCTCAGGCTTAACACAAAGTCAAGGAGGTAGCGATGGCAAGACCTCAATGCGACGGTTTGTCGTACTTTCCTTTTGATGTGGATTTTTTTTCGGATAGAAAAATCAAGATTATACGAGGCTCAGAATACGGCACTGATGCGATAATAATTTACATTTACCTACTTTGTGAGATATACAAAGGCAAGGGGTACTACATCGCATACGACGACGATTTAGTGTGCTGCGCAAGTGCAGACACGGGAGTGCCGGAGGGCAAGACAAGGCAGATAGTACAGCTCCTCGCAAGCAAGTCACTGTTTGATAACACACGGTTTTCGGCGGACAACTTACTTACTGCTGCATCAATAC